AGTTAGATGCTCCAGAAAATGATGAAATCGTTGAAATCGACTTTGATGCCCTAAAAGCGCGTCTAGAAGAGGAAGACGAAGTTGTTGAGGAAGAAGATCTCAATGACGCCCTTGAGATGGCTGACGATATGGCTGGTGGTGATCCACTAGATCAGATGGCTGATCGCGATGCCGAGGAAGATGCTGCTGAACTAGGCGCAGAGCCAGTTGAGCCTCTAGAAGAAGGCAAGGACCGCTTTATTATTATGAAGAGAACCCGAGCCCTGGACGACGGCAAAGCGCAGCCAAGTAACGCTTATTCCCACCCCACGACCACTAAGAAGGCTGGCGTGAAGGCTGGACACGTTTACGACTCCAAAGAAGCCGCTGAGAAGGACGCCAAAAAGCTGGGCGACGTTAATCCGGTGGGTTTCGCGGTTGTGAAACTGGCTAGCAAGGATTTAGATGAAGATCTCGATCTATCCGGACTTTTTATTGAAGAACTAATAGAAGAGCTTGTTGTTGATATGGATACATCACCAGCAGGCTTCTCTTCACTCGGTGGTGCTTACAATAGTGTGATGCAAGCAAATAATGATGCTATTGCAGCCGCTAAGGAAGCACACCTTGAGGAAGAAGAGGAAGAGGAGATTGAAGAAGATACCGCACCAGATGTTGTGCCGGTTGAACTTCACGAGACAAAGATCTCCGAACTTACAGAATCTAACAGAGAGCTTCGTGCTCTCATTGTTGAAGCAAAGGATCAACTTACAAAGTTGAATCTTGATAACGCCAAGCTTGTTTATCAAAACAAGGCTTTGAATAGCGTCTCCCTGAATGAGCGACAAAAAGCACAAATTGTCGAAGCTGTTCAATCTGCCAATTCTGTTGAAGAAGCAAGTATGATTTTTGAAACAATTCAAAACGCAGTGGGGAACACTCCTGATCAGAGAACACGTCCACAAACACTACGTGAAGCGGTTCAAAGACCTACATCGCTTTTGATCAATTCTAATAAGAGAAACAACGAGGCAACTAAAGATCCAGCAATGGGTCGTATGCTGCGTTTAGCAGGTTTGAATAAATAAACAATAACATTCAGGAGGTATATTAAAAATGTCTATTGTACAAAGATTGACAGAAGGTATCGTCAATCGTGATCTCTCGACCGAGGGTGCCGCACTTATTTCTAAGTGGGAGCAGACTGGTCTTCTTGAGGGCATTTCCGACGATAACCAGAAGAACGGTATGGCCCGTTTGCTTGAGAATCAGGCAAAGGAGCTTCTCCGTGAGTCTTCCAGCATGGCTGCTGGTGACGTAGAGGGTTTTGCCGCTGTTGCATTCCCACTAGTACGCCGTGTATTCGGTTCCTTGATCGCTAACGATCTTGTAAGCGTTCAGCCAATGAGCCTTCCATCAGGTCTCATTTTCTTCCTTGACTTCACAGTCTCTCAGGAGATTGGCGAGGGTGAGACAGCTGATAATCCACGCTTGGGTTACCCAACTGGGACATCATTCTATGGTGGTGGCCGAGTTGGTTCTCAGATCACCGGTGGTGTTGACCTTGCCGGTGTAAACGCTGAGCGTGGTCCTTACGCACTCAACAATGGTTACGCTTCCCCAACAGGTTCCGTTCAGTTGACACCAGACTTGGTTGCTTCTGGTACGGTTAGAGGCGATCGTAGTCTTAACTTCGATTCAGCCACTGATGCAGCGACACTTGGCAATGATGCTTATGAGGTAGCTCGTCTCCTAGAGTTCGATCCAGACATTCTTTCTGGTGCTACATTCTGCGTTGGTAAGCTTAGCAAGTCCGATATTGAGCAACCCGCTGGCGGCAGTGCGTTGAATCCTGACAACTTTGTAGCTATTACGCCAGTTAATGGTCTATCACAGGCTACATTTGTTCGTCGTTTAACTCGATTCTCCGATGTTGATAATGATCAGGATACAATCCTTATTACCGTTATTAGCAATGATGCTTCTAGAACAGCAGCTCAGCTTTCAGCTTCCTTGGACGCGGCGATCACATTTAGCTTCCCAATGGAAGATCAGTTCGAAGAAGGTGGCTCCATTGGTTCCGTCGTCGGTCAGGAGGACTGGGGCTTGGAGAATGAGGGCAAGATTCCTGAGATCGATATTCAGGTTGATTCTGTAGCGGTTACAGCCGTAACTAAGAAGCTCAAGGCTAAGTGGACACCAGAGTTGGGTCAAGACCTCAACGCTTACCACAACCTTGACGCCGAGGTTGAGCTTACACAGATCCTCTCTGAGCAGATTGCTCTTGAGATCGATCGCGAGATCCTTGAGGATCTTGTACGTGGTGCTACAGCTGCTACACGTTACTGGTCCCGCTACCCAGGAGACTTCCTAGATCGCGAGACTGGTGCGGCGTCGACTACTACTCAGGACTTCACAGGTAACGTTTCTGAGTGGTACGAGACTCTCGTTGAGACAATCAACGATGTCTCCGCACAGATCCACAGAAAGACACTCCGTGGTGGTGCCAACTTCGTAGTCTGCGGACCAGAAGTTGCCAACATCCTTGAGTTCACAGCTGGTTTCCGTGCTAACGTTACAGCTGACGCTGACCGTGGCGACATCGGCGCCGTTAAGGTCGGTGCTCTCTCCAAGAAGTTCGACGTTATGGTCGATCCTTACTTCCCACGTAACTTGATCCTTGTTGGTCGACGTGGTAGTAGCTTCCTTGAGAGCGGTTATGTATACGCACCTTACGTGCCGCTACAGACCACACCAACAATCTTCGGTGTAGAGGACTTCGTACCTCGCAAGGGTGTTATGACCCGTTACGCCAAGAAGATGGTCCGTCCAGACATGTACGGCTTGGTTGTCTGCAAGGGTCTCGTAGGCTCCTAGAGCACAACAGACTAACTTGAGGTCAAAATAATGAAAGCCCCACCTCTTTTGAGGTGGGGCTTTCTATTTATTAATAGAGCAAAAAAGAGGATCCTTAATGTCAATTCCAAATCTAAGTCCAGCATCAACTTCAAATGCAAATATACTTCCGGTTACGGGAGCAGCAGGCAGTGTCGCAACAACATTACCTTTTGGTATTTATGCCGGCTCAGAGGCATTCTTATCTGGTGCTGCTGATCAAGTTGCTTATACTTACAAGAAGTTGGGTGGTGATGTTTTAGATATTGAGTTGGCAGAAGGAAATGTATACGCTGCTTACGAAGAAGCAGTTTTAGAATACTCTTATTTAGTCAACCTATTCCAAACAAAGAACTCGCTTTCATCTTATCTTGGTGCCACAACTGGCTCTTTTGATGAAGATGGACAAATAGTATCAGGGAGTTCCTTATCCGGGTCTAACATCGCTTTACGTTATCCAAGATTTGATTATGGATATGTTCGCAGAATCTCCGAGGGTCTTGCAACTGAAGCAGGTTTCGGCGGAACAACTCCAATTTATTCTGCATCAGTTGATAGAGTGACAGGTCAACAAGATTATAACTTACAAACAATTATCTCTGGCACTTCTGCAACTAATGCCTCTTCTTCATTCTACCAACAGGTCGGAGACAAAAGAGTAACTATCAGAAAAGTATTTTTCAAGACGCCGCGAGCAATGTGGAGATTCTATGGTTACTATGGTGGTTTCTCTGTTGTTGGTAACTTAAGAACTTATGGTCAGTATGCTGACGATTCTACTTTTGAAATTGTCCCAACTTGGCAAAACAAACTTCAAGCAATGGCTTACGAAGATGCACTTTGGACAAGAGTTTCTCACTACTCTTATGAGATTCACGATAACAAGCTAAGAATTTTTCCAATACCTGATTCAACTTCGCCAGAAAAGTTCTGGGTTCAGTTTACAATTAACAACCAATATGATCCTTGGGATAATCAGCCAGGAATAGACAACGGAGCAGAGGGTGTTAACAACATTAACACACTTCCATTTGAGAACATTCCATACGAAAACATTAATGCCATAGGTAAGCAATGGATTCGCAGGTTTGCTTTAGCGCTAACAAAAGAGATTCTGGGACAAGTAAGAGGTAAGTTCTCCTCTGTTCCTATCCCTGGAGAATCAGTAACGCTGAATTCAAGCGAGCTTCTTTCACAAGCAAGAACCGAAATGGATCAGTTGAGAGAAGAACTTAAAACTATCCTTGACGATACAACATACGATAAGTTGGCTACTGTTGATTCTTCAATGCAAGATTCTGGTAGAAAGGTTCTTGAGAACATCCCAGCCGGCATTTACGTAGGATAAATAAATGTCACGCAGCAAAAGAACTGAAAGACAAATAAAAGGTAAGAGGTCCCAACGATTCAATTATGTTGGCGATAAAGAAGTTGCTGCTAAACTTCAAGAGATAGAATTTATGCCTTCGTCTTTAGAGACGATTGATAGAGCGATGCTTCGCTTTATTGATGAAGAACTTAACCTTTTTACGAATACCAACGATGGCTTCAAGAAAGTTCCAGTTCTGTGGGTTACAGCAGAGCGAGCCTTTCAAATAAAACACAACAAAGATCTGCGAGATAAAGAAGAAACTTTAATTCTTCCTTTGATTACAGTTAACAGATCTAACGTAACTAAAGAACAAAACTATCGAGGCACTGTGTTCGCGAACTTATATCCCGTTGATGATGAGAAGGGTGGCACTATTACCGTTGCGAGACAAATAAATCAAAAGAAGACAGCAGAGTTTCAAAATGCGCAGGCAAATAGAAAATACGGTGCTGATAAAGATGTTTCCAGCAAAATGCTAAACGTTAATAAAAGGGATATGTCAACTGCTAAAACTGTTTATGAAACAATAACCATTCCAATCCCTACTTGGGTTAAGGTAATGTATGAGATTACTATTAGAACAGAGTATCAGCAGCAAATGAATGAGCTTATTCGTCCTTTCATCACGATCCCTGGTAACTCTAGAACTCCAAAACGTATTGAAGCCGAGGGACATTATTACGAAATCTTTATCGATGGTGGATTCGCCAACAACTCCAATCAAGCGAACATTGGTATGGAGCAAAGAAACTACGAAACCAACATCAATATTGAAACTT